AAAAATGATTATGGACTACCAAGACAGGCCTTTTTATAAAGTAGAAGGTATTCCACGCGGTGGAATGAAACTGGCTGAAGCACTGGCACCTTATGCATCTGGAAATCCTGATCACTTTACTATGATTGTTGATGACGTATATACAACCGGTACAAGTTTTAAAGAATATATAAAAAAGCACCACCCTGACTGGCTAGCTGCTATGGGATTTAGATGGGTAGTGTTTGCTAGACAGAAACCTCAAGATGGTGTAAAAGCACTATTTACAATGCCAGGGTTAACATAATGGAAGGAATAATTAATGAATAATTGGGCAGATGATATGAACAAAATGCACAAGAAGTTTGGAGTGCATGAATGGTTTGAAGCTAATAAACACGATAAAGAACTTATGAAAACATATCTAAAGTTTCGATTGAGTATGTGTCAAGAAGAAATGAGTGAATCAATTGAAGCGTTTGAAACTGGAAATCCTGAAGAAGTAGTTGATGGTCTAATTGATCTATGTGTATTTGCTATTGGTACACTCGATGTTTTTGGTGTTGATGCAAATAAAGCATGGGACGAGATATACAAAGCCAATATGGCTAAACAGCCTGGAATAAAAGAAGGACGTCCAAATCCGTTTGGTCTTCCAGATCTATTGAAACCAGAAGGGTGGCAAGGTCCAAGCCACAAAGATAATCATGGAAATATCAGCGACATTCTTTAAGAATATATACGATAATAAAACTCACAAACGCATGAACTTCTCAGACTTTAATGAGTTCGAGGGGTTTTTGTACAACTTATCTAAAAGAAAGCTTGGAGGTAAAAAAGATGCACAACTTATATCACCGGCTACTTATGTTGCAAATACAACTAGGGCCAACAAAAATGTGGTTGATTGGGGAGGTTGGGCTGCTGTTGACGTTGATGATCACCAAATTGAGGGTGACTTAGAAAATGAGCTTAGGAACCTATATGGCAAGTACTATTTTATTTGTTATAGTACTGCTAGCAGTCGAGAAAGTCTACCAAAGTTTCGTTTGGTCTTTCCAACTAAAGGAAGAGTTAGATCAAATAACATCAGATCTTTCTGGTACGCCCTTAACAACGAACTCGGTCAGATTAATGACCAACAAACTAAAGATCTATCACGAATGTATTATATCCCTGGTACGTATACTGGCGCTTTCAACTTTATGTTTACTAATAACGATGGCGTACTTGTAGATCCTGAAGCACTAATGGAAAAGCATCCATTTGTAGAAAAACTTAGATCATCTAACTTTCTCGATCGTCTTCCGGAAGAACTACAAAAACAGGTTATTCAACATAGAAAAGAAAAAGCTGAAAATACAAACGTATACTGGACAGGTTACAGCGACTGTCCTTTTGTAAATAAGAAACTAATCGCTGAATATAAATCCATTGCACATATAGACAACAGCGGAAGATACGGTATGATCTATAAGATCATGGTGTCTATTGCAATTAACGCAATCAAGTCGAGTTATCCTATTAATAGTCAGACCATTGTAGGTTTAATCAAACAATTGGACTCTGAAACATCTAGAAGATATGGAAGTAGGCCACTTGACGTAGAAGCAGATAGGGCTATTGAATTTGCATACAGAAACGTTTGAACATAATATGAGCTTCAATACGGATGAAATAATAAATCCGGATGAGTGGCACCAAAGAGCTAAGAACGAAGCTGAAAAGATATTCAGCAAGGAATCAACACGTAGAGGTAGAACTCTTGAAGAGATCTATAGAGTTTGTTTGTACGGTCATGCGGCTGAACAGTATCTTATAGAAACTGGCTGGACTGATGATGAAAGAGAGTATAAAGATTTATTCGATCCTTACTTTGATCCTGTTGAAATAAAAGTAACAAGACATATAGGAAATGTACCTTATGTTCTAGATATGTGTAAAAAGCATAAGCTCGAAGAATGGAGAGGATACCCTGACATAGTTTATATCTTCATAAATAATAAGGTTGACAAGGACTACTATCATGAAGGTGTGTATGTGTGGAACGGTAAAGAATTTGTAAAGAATACTCCTTGGAAAAAAATATTATAAAAAATGGTTTACTTTTCGTTTAAAATGTTGTATAATAGATTATTAGAATGGAGGATATTATATGAGTAAAGCATCACTCGAAGTACTAAAGAAAGCGGCTGAAGTACAAAACAAGAAAGGTAATGATTATCAGAACCCAAACTCTAGAATTAAACAAGCAATGTATTATCCTAGAGGTTGTTCTACTCTTCTTGACACCATGTTTGCAAAAGTTTTACGTATGCAATCTGTACTTGAAGCTATGGAAAATGATCCAAACTATCAACCAAACTTTGAATCACTTGAAGATTCATGCATTGATATTATTAACTATGCATCATTCTTTGCTGCGTATATGAAAAATGGTATTGATGGCCAGTCAGCTGATCGTGATTTCCTGAATCGTCCGAAAAATCCTATGAACATGAAACCAGTGGACTTAAGCAGTAAGGTTCCAGGAGCAACAGGTAAATAATGTTAGATACTATTTTATTAATTACTATGTTTATTGCGCTTTTTATCACTGTTAGATACTGCGTATATGGAGACGAATAATGGCAGGTGCAATTAATACATCTCTAAGACAATTGATTATGGATTGGACGGCGCTACAATTATTTGAGAAAGATCCAGATAACCATGTGCTAAAGAAACTTCGCTCTTGGCAACATCCAGAAACAGTAGAACTCAATAAGCTACTATCACAGTTTGAAAAAGATGGAAAGTATCCAGAACACTATAACTTAGATTGGGGTAGTATAACGTTTAAGGATTTTATGAATGATGAGAGCAGGTAAAGTTTGGGGTGATACACAACTAATAGAGGCTAACAGCGCTCTAGAGTTTCATAAAATTACTATGCTAAAAGGTGGTGTTTGTTCAAAACATCTTCATAGATATAAGTGGAACGGTTTCTTTGTTAGTTCAGGAAGTATGCTTATAAGGATATGGCAAAGAGATTACGATTTAGTAGATGAAACTGTTTTAGAACCAGGTGACTATACTAAAGTTAAACCTGGTTTGTATCATCAGTTTGAATGTTTAGAAGACGGAGTTGCGTATGAGTTATATTGGGCTGAGTTTAATCACAATGACATCGTGAGAGAAAATCACGGATATATGGAGCAATAACATGATATACGGTTGGATATTAATAATGATAACTCTTTATCCAGACGGAACGATAGATGGCGGTGCCATCGATTATTTTAACACCTTTCCAGAATGTTTTGAAGTAATGCGCGAACTATCAGTTACAGGTCAAGGAACAGGTTATACTTGTGTAGATGACTATGTTGATATTGGTGGAGAGGTAGAATGAGAATTGGATTTACCTGTAGCACTTTTGATTTGCTTCATGCAGGCCATGTCATGATGTTGAGAGAAGCGAAGGCTCAATGTGATTATTTAATATGTGGTCTACAGGTAGATCCAACTCTTGATAGAAAAGAAAAGAATTCGCCTATTCAGTCTATTGTTGAAAGACAAGCTCAGTTAGCAGCAATAAAATATGTAGACGAAGTGATTATTTATTGTACAGAAGCCGATTTAATTGATATAATAAACATGTATCCAATTGATGTAAGAATACTAGGAGAAGAGTATAGACAAAAAGATTTCACTGGAAAAGACGAGTGTCGTAACAGAGGAATAGATCTACACTTTAATAAGAGAGACCATAGGTTTTCTTCATCAGATCTAAGAAAGAGAGTATGTGATGATTCTGTATAGTGTAAAAGATATTAGAAAGTTTTTTATCGATGAGTTAAATGACGAAGCTTTTACTGTTGATAAGACAGGTCAAAAAACAATTGAAATGATTGGTGCTTCCTTTATAGCAGATGAACCTGCTATTTTTGGTGATCCTAACCATGAGTATATTGATGCAGAAATAAAATGGTATAAGTCTGAATCAACTAATATTAATGACATATGGGATAAACCAGAACCACCAGCTGCTTGGCAGTACTCAGCAAATAAAGAAGGTGAGATTAATTCTAATTACGGTAAGCTGATTTACAGTGATAAATATAATAATCAGTTTGGAAACGTTTATCGTGAATTGCGTGATAATCCAGATGGTCGTAGAGCTTCGATGATTTATAATCGTCCTTCTATCTGGTCAGAATATAATGAGAATGGTAAGAATGACTTTATTTGTACTAATTCAGTTACTTACTATATTAGAAATGACGAGTTGCAAGCTGTAGTACAAATGCGGTCAAATGACGTTGTATATGGATATAAGAATGATTATGCATGGCAAAGGTTTGTTCAAAAAGAACTTGCAGACTTGCTAGGAATTGAAGTTGGTTTTATAACATGGCAAGTTCAAAATTTACATGTTTACGAAAGGCACTTTCATCTTGTCAAATAAATGGGATAAAAGATATTTAGAGTTAGCTACACAGATCTCTCAATGGTCAAAGGATCCTTCATCTAAAATAGGATGCGTTGCTATTGGTGATAAAGGACAAGTGCTAGCTCAAGGCTATAATGGTTTTCCACGTAATATATCTGATGACGGAAGATTACATGAAAGATCAGTTAAACTAAAGTATGTAGTACACGCTGAAATGAATACTATTTTCAACGCTGCTTTTAGTGGCATTTCTCTTGAAGGAAGTACATTTTATGTTGTAGGACTACCTTGCTGTTCAGACTGTGCAAAAGGAATTGTACAGGTAGGTGTGAAGAGAGTAGTCATGCCAAAACAAGAAATTGAAGACCGCTGGAAAGAATCATGGGATCTGACACAGGCCATGTTTGCAGAAGCGGGAGTCGAGTTTGAGTTTATATGATCATTTTGACTTATACTATAGTCAGTTTGCTAAAATAGCACAAGACAGATTTATTAATATTGATACGTCACACAGGTGTAAACTTGAGTGCGCTTTTTGCATTAGACAAGATCCTAGAGATTGGGCCGGAAAAGAGTTTGTAAAACAAGCTGGAAAGAAGTACGGTGATCTTACTAAAGAAGATGCAAGAATCATGGGTAACACTTATAAGAAGCTTTTCTTATGTGGTCAAATATCTGATCCTATATATCACAAAGATCTGTTAGGAATAATAGAGGTACTGAACGAAACAAGTTTTAAACACTTAGAGATTCACACTAACGGTTCTGGTAAATCATCGATGTGGTGGGAGAAACTTATTCACTTATTAAAAGAAGGTAGATATACATCTAATATAATATTTGGTATTGACGGTATTAACGAAGCCTGCTCAACTCACAGAAAGAATCAAGACTGGAACAGCGCTGTAACCGCCATGGATATATGCGCAGAAAAGACTGAAGGTCATGAGAATATAAAAATAAGCTGGCAGTACATACCATTTGAATACAATGAAAATGATATTCCTACGGCTATTAATTATGCAAAAGAAAGAGGGATAGAGTTTATTCTCCATAGATCAAGTAGGTTCAACGGTCCTTTCGGAAATCCAGTCGCTCCTCCAAAAAATCCTTTCCACATGTCAGATAACGGCTTAACAAGTTCATATATAATTGATGATGTTGATAAGTATATAGAGGAAAGAGATAACTATGCAGCTTAAGATTAATCCAAAGTGCTTTCCATTTGATGACGAAGGAAATGTTATGATTAGTCAAATGAGTCAGTGCATGGCGTTTTCAGCCTCTGGTTATTATCTTCCTTGCTGCTGGATAGATAATGCACATGATAAGTATGAAAATCCTAATGGAATATATGATGAAGAGTTAAATGCAAAGGAAGGAATGACTCCAGAAAAAGTACTGAAGTCCAAGCAGTGGAAAGATTTTTATCACACGATATTATTTAAACCTGAAAAAGCAGGAAGCAGATGTAAGACTCAGTGTGGAGTAGTCATAGATGGTGACCACCAATACCACTACTCTACGTATGTCTCTATGTTAAATAAGGAAAAGGATAATATTCTACAGAAAGAAAGACTCCTAGGTATTAAGAAAGATGGACAGGCGTAAACAGTTGGAGGAGCTTGCTAAAAGATTCAACCGACTAGACAATTCAGAAGATAAGGTGAACAACATCAAAGAAAGAATTTTTTTGATGCAGAAAGAATATAGACTAGAACCTGATACCACTATACTGAATGTCACAAAGCCACTACCTAAAGTGAAAGAAAGAACAGTTGAAGAGATAGAATACGACTTAATAGAGATGAAAAGAAAACTATCTCCAAAAGATCCTTTTCAACAGTTGGCTGAAGAAGCAGATAATGATTTAGATAGAGCGTTAAAAAAAGCTCTAGAAAAACACACAAAATAGTTTACAAACACTAAAAAATATAGTATAATAGTAGTATGAAAGGAAAACTTATATTCGTAGGTCTGAATCCCTCACGGGTTCCAATAAGTAGGTCGAAAGGATCTTCTTATAAACGTTTTCATTCATGGCTAGATTACTTAGGACTTGATTATGTGTCGTTTACAAACCTTTCCTCAGATCCTAATTGGGACTTTAAGTATAAGTCCTTTAATCATGAATCAATACGTGAACTACTTGATGGATACACTAAAATAGTGGCTTGGGGATCAAGAGTTTCAGATTATCTTACGAGGCTCAATAATTACGAGCACTATATACTACCACACCCTTCTGGATTAAATAGGTTACTCAATAATCCTATGTATGTTGAATCCAAGCTTGAAGGTTGTAAGCGTTATTTGGAGGAATAAATGAAAGATTTGATATTTACTAACTGTGCAGAATTCTTAGAAAGTCAAAAGAAAATAATTATTGTACTTGGTCGTGGTACTGAAGGATGCGGTGTAACTCAATGCGCAATACAAATGCAAAAAGTTACAGGCGCAAAGATCTTATCTGCAAACGATAAAAAGTGGGGAAGAGCAAAAGGTTTAGAAATTGAACAGATGGAAATGAACCTAGGTCGTGAATGGGAATCTATGGCTGCGATCGTGAATTGTCATGATTTATGTATCATATATTCTGTTCCTTCAAAGTCTCACCCTAAAGATTGTCAAGATAACTGGTTAAAGTTTCTTGATCGTATTAATGTTCGAAAAGCATTTATTAATGTTGATCATAAAGCAGCGTCTATTGCACGTAATGCTAATCTTAAAGATGTATGTGAAAGTGTAGATGTTATTATGACTCACTCACTTGAAAATGATTTCTCAAAGTTTATGAAGAAAAATAAAATTGATACTCCTCTTACAAAGATGGCTCTAGGTTTTGATTATGATGGTCACAGAGAAAAATACTGGAGACCTATTGAAGAGCAGCAAGATAATATGATTCGCTGGATAGGACGTACTGCTATGTGGAAGGGTCCTAGTCTTATGATTGATTACCACCAAGATGAATTAATGAACAATGGATTTATAACTGTCCTTGAAGGACTAGAAGCTTCTATTCAATATCCGCTTGTTCTTTATAGAGATAATAAAGAAGAGAATCCAGTTGATAGAAGGATTGTTGAGAATCACTTCAGGCCAGAAAAACAATATGGTGACGTTAAGTTTACACCTGATCTATATGGAAAAGAAGTTACAGGTAAAGGTGCATACTTATATCCCCAATATATAAACTCAGATTGTATGGAAAGAATGGCTCTATCAGCATTCGGTTCAGATCTATATCACTTAAAAGCAGAAACTTATGGAGATAATATTGAAAACTGTCACGCAGAATGTATCGCGTCAGGAACAGTACCAATATTTCATAAACACTTTTGTGACAACGTAATTCACCCTGTACAGGGTAAACCAATTAGTCAATGCCAAAACAGCGGCACCATTGGTCTTGACTATTCCAACTTTGAAGAGTGCCGCGAACTAATGATCAAACTAAAGAATGATCCTACTATGAGAGATGATTGGAGAGAGATGGCATTTGAATTTTGGAAGCAACACTCAGACGGTGAGATGGTTGTTAACGAAATTGTCGATCTCGCAATTAACACAACTGAAAACCAACCACAAGGACTAGAGGAGTTTTTCGCATGAAAATATTCATCACAGGACAAGCCGGAATGATCGGCTTTCATTCAGCCATTGCGTTTGCAAAGGATGGATGGGAAGTTAAAGGAATAGATAACTTTAACGATTATTATGACATTAAACTAAAACAAGATAGATCCGATATTCTAAAGGAAGAACATGGTATCGAAACTATTAACGAAGATATAGAGAACTTTGCATTTGTTGAAGACATTGTAAAAGACTTTGACTGTATCTTACACCTCGCAGCATATGCAAATCCAAGACACGCTCTTGAAACACCACAACCATATATTGACACCAATATTACAGGAACTCAGCGCATTA